GACAACCTTAGATATAAATTTTCTGGTTCTGAAGATCTGGATCATAATTATGCTCAGGTGTATCAAGATCTATTTGTACTATCCATGCTTGATGGCAAGCGAGGTGGTTGTTTCTTAGAAGTTGGTGGCGCAAGACCTTATTTTGGGAATAACACTGCGTTGCTTGAAGAATCATTCAATTGGACTGGAGTATCAATTGAATACAATCAACAGTTTGCTCAAGAGTATACTGAGGCAAGGAAAAATACAACTATGCTTTGCACTGATGCAACTGCAGTTGATTATGATAATATTTTGAGCTCTGCTTATCGAGATAATGTTATTGATTATCTTCAGTTGGATATTGATCCACCAGATAAAACTTATGAAGTTCTACTAAAAATACCTTTTGACAGATATAAGTTTAGAACGATCACTTATGAACATGATTACTACAGTGATTCTAGTAAATCATATCGAGATAAATCCAGAGAGTATCTAGAATCAAAAGGATATGTTCTTGTAGTAGATAATGTTTCTCCAGATGAAAATTCACCTTTTGAAGATTGGTGGGTTCATCCAGATTTTATTAGTCCATATATTATGGATAAAATGAAACTGGTTGATGGAAAAACGAAGTATGTAGAGGACTACATGTTTCCTGGTAAATCTACTGCAACTGAAAATGATATCTTTAGACTTGCGGTTAAGAGTGATACTGTATGGGTTGTAGATAATTTCTACGAGAATCCAGATGCAGTAAGAAAGTTTGCTTTAGAACAAGACTATCATATTGGTGGTATTGGTCGTGGATACATTGGTAATAGAACACATCAACAATTTTTATTCCCAGGTCTTAAAGAAAGATTCGAACAGATTATGGGGAAAAAGATTACGAAATGGAAAGAACATGGAATGAATGGTAGGTTCCAGTACTGTTGGTCTGGACAACCACTTGTTTATCATTGTGATAGTCAAAAATGGGGTGGTGTGTTATACTTAACTCCTGGTGCTCCTTTTGAATGTGGAACAACTCTCCACGCACATAAGAAAACAAGAGCTAGAAATTACAATGAAGATGGTTGGGATGCTTCTTGGTCTCAGGACATTCCTGGAGATCCACATTTAGATGGAACACCATTTGAACCAGTAGATGTTCTTGGTAATGTGTATAATAGACTTATCATTTTTGATGCTAGCTCTATTCATTCTGCATCAGAGTACTTTGGTACAGTTAAGGAGAACTGCAGATTGTGGCAGATGTTCTTCTTTGATACATAATTAAAATAAAACCGTTATCTATGAATTATACAATTTACTCAAAAGAAAATTGTCCTTATTGCCATAAAATTAAAACTGTTATGGAGTTGACAGGGAATGACTTTGTGGTGTATACTCTAGGTGAAGATTTCACAAAAGATGAGTTCTACTCAGAATTTGGAGAGGGTTCAACCTTCCCCCAAATTTTATGTGATGGCAAAAAATTAGGAGGTTGCGTTGATACAATCAAGTTTCTCAGAGAACAACAGGTTATCAAATCTTGACATAAATACAAATACCTCACGAAATCGTGGGATTGACTTTATTTTATATGGGGGTAAAAGAAAGCAGAAAAAACCATTTCATATTATCTTTGAAAAGATGGTTTGCTTTCTAAATCGGGAAGTAAACATCTATTTTGAGTTTTCCTTTGAGTTAAGGAAGAAAAAAGTAGTTTCCCGAGGCAAGAAAAATGTTAGCAGCTAGTTTAGTTTTTGGTTCATTCCTGACCGTTTTATTTCTTATTGTAGGATTAATTGCTGGTTGGACTGCTAGAGAGTATATGATGAACTATCGGGAAGTACCTATGACTCACCCCGAAATGTTTGATGAAAATGGAAATTTAATCCCCGACCAAGTTATTGCATTCAATTTTGAAAATTATGACAACGAAAACAACATCGAAGAAGAAGACTAGTACAAAACTTCCTGAACTTCCAAATAATCCATTGATGTTTGAAATTTTTGATCTTGTATCAAGACAAAGATCAAAGGCAAAGAAAGTCGAAGTCCTGAAAAAGTATGAGCATCCTTCAATTAAAGCTGTGCTTATTTGGAACTTTGATGAGAGTGTAAAGTCTGCTGTTCCTGATGGTCCAGTTCCCTATGAGGGATATGACGAGCAGAATGTATACAGTGGAACTCTAAGTACAAAGATCACGGAAGAAGTTCGTCGTATGCACGAGACTGGATCTTTCTCTCTGGGTACGAGTGATAAGCAAGGTCATACTACAATTCGTAGAGAATTTAAGAACTTTTACCATTTCCTTAAGGGTGGTAATGATGCGATGAATAATATTCGTCGTGAAACCATGCTTATCAATATCTTGCAAGGTTTGCATCCTCTTGAAGCAGAAATTGTCTGTCTTGCAAAGGATAAAAAATTGTCTGATGTATATAAAATTACTAAAGAAATTGTTGCAGAAGCATATCCTGATATCGTTTGGGGTGGTCGTTCGTAATGACTGATGGACCCAATTGGCTTCCTATGGAAAAGCAAGAAGCAAAAGAAAAGTATGGGTGTGAAATCCTAATCGATAATGGTAATCTCAATCAAGTATCTACTAAAGATGCACCTAATGATGCAAAGATTGTAGAGTATGAGTTTCAAGGCAACATTTGTTATGACTTAACTAGATCCCAGAAAGATGTTAACATCTTCAACATGTACTATGATAAGTTTGGTGCAGTCAAGGCAATCAAGTTTGGTTATGGTACACACAATCCAAAGTTGTGGGGTGAGAATAACTCTGAAAAGAAAAAGAAGAAGTAATTCCCCGGATCGGGGGAAAAAATCCCGGCAAAAATTTCAATCTATAAGTTTTTTTAAACTGTATCATAAATTACAAAAATACTTGACTATATAGAGAACAGGGGTTATAATATCCCAGTACGTTCATCTTATGTTCAGCATCCTGCTGGCATTCACCCTTGCCCATCATAATGATGCATCACCCTATGGGTGGCACATGAGTTGTGAAAGGTGGTTAGAAAGATCCATTGAAATTCAATTGGATTCTAATCTGGACCAAGAATCTAAGTATAACTTAATTGCTTATCTTAGGCGAAAAGTTCCAGGGGAGTGTCGTCAAGTGTTGACATAAGACGCAAGTAAGTCGCGGAACGGAGCGTTCATCCCATGTTAGAATTACTTCTATACACAACGCTAACTTGCGAAGAAGCCGATGAATTAATGATTCGGATTTCTAAGCATCAAGATCTACCTGCAATTGTGCAGATAGAGTTAGTGGAAACCGTTAAGGAATCTGCACCTGAGTGTTATTGGGACGCAAACGACTGAAGGAACGGGAACACGGATCCACCGAAAGGTGAGAAGGTTAATTTTCCATTCATTCAGGAGTAATCAAATGGCTAAAGTTGTCTATCGCGGTATCTCTTACGACACCGAAGCGCGTCGCGAAGAGATCAAGGCAAAACAGCAGACTCGCTGGTTCAACGAAATCTATCGTGGAATTAAGCACCAAGAGCCTGTTGTAGTAGTCGGAGGGTGATCATGCAAGTTGTTGCATTAACATCCTTAGGTATGGCTGCATTTATTGGGCTCATCTATGGGGAGGTTTATCTTCTCCAAAAATGGGGGTAGTTAATGGAATACTATCGATATCATGATGATGATATGGATAGGGATAACAGACCACCTAGTTGTTATCAATGTGTTTACAGAGGTTGCACTTACTGGTCTTGCTATCGCATTCATTTGCGAGAATACTTTAATAGACTATTAACTATAAACCCAATCTTAAATAAAAGAAGTTGAAATAATTGGGAGGGATTGACATTCCTCCCTTTTTTGTCTACAATTGAAAAGAACGATCTTATTTCATGTTTTATGGACAAGGATAAATTAAAGCTTATTACACGTAATCTGGAACTTTTGGTTGATGCTTTGAAAGTAGAAATTTATTCTGACACTGAAGCATATATGGCACCTGAAAATTCAAAGAATAAATATCTTGATTATGACGAAATTTTTGACGACGATGATGGTTATCCCGATTAAGGAGGTTTATGTACGGAGAACAAGATCGTTTTGAGAAAGCACTAGCATACTTTGGAACAAGAGTAGAAGTTGCTTGTGCTATGGAGATGGGAGGAAAACTATCTTCACAAGAAGCATTTAAAATCATCAAAGAAGCATACAAAGAACTCAAAAAAATCAAAAAAGAAAAACTATGACTGATAACGCAAAACTAGTCAGCATCACACCTGATGCAGAAAAGACGATGGCATACATTGCTCGTGTGTCTAACCCAAACAATCAAGACAATGACAACTATGCAGGTCTCTTACGTTATTGCATTAAGCACAACCACTGGAGTGTGTTTGAGCAGTCTTTTATGACTTTGGAACTGAGCTGCTCTCGTGCTATCGCGGCTCAAGTGCTCCGGCATAGATCATTCACATTTCAAGAATTTTCACAGCGATATGCAGATTCTTCTCTGCTAGGTGAAGAGATTCCTATTCCCGAATATCGTCGTCAGGATACAAAGAACCGTCAGAACTCTATCGACGATTTAGACCCTGTAATGGTCGATAAACTGGAGAGGCAGACAAAGACCCTATTCGACTCTGCAATGGCACTCTACGGTCAAATGCTCGACGTTGGAGTGGCAAAGGAGTGTGCCCGGATGGTGCTTCCACTCGCCACACCCACCAAAATCTATATGACGGGTTCCTGCCGCTCTTGGATCCATTACATCGATCTGAGGACTGCTAACGGTACTCAGAAGGAGCATATGAGACTTGCATTGGATTGTAGACAAGTCTTCAAAGAACAGTTTCCAACAGTTGCAGAAGCCTTAGAGTGGAATTGATACCTAATTGGATTGGTATCTATGATAATGTAATAGATCATAATTGGTGCCAAACTATTATTGATAAGTTTGAAAGTTCACCAGAAAAACGGTCTGGTATAATCATATGGAAAGGTGAGGAAACTATTGATACTGAGATGAAAGATTCTACAGATCTATGTCTCTCTTTCAATGAACTTTTGCCATTTATCAAACATATTGATGTAAGTTTAGAGGCAGGGGTGGACAAGTATCTTGAAGATCATCCCTCTATTGATAAAGTAGCACCGTGGAGTCTATATCCATTTTTTAACATACAGAGATATTATCCTGGACAAGGTTATCATGAACCTCACTGTGAAGATAGTGATGGGAAAACTCAAAGAATTTTGGCATGGATGATATACTTGAATAGTGTTACTGATGGTGGCGAAACTAGATTTCCAGATTATGATTTAAATGTTGAAGCGGTTGAGGGTCGTCTGGTTGTTTGGCCAGCATATTTCACACACATACATCACGGACTAACTAGTCCCACACAAACTAAATATATTGCCACTGGGTGGTATACATTTTCACAATAAATTTTTTACTATGGCAGTTTATCCCGTTATTAATAAAACTACTGGCGAACAGAAAGAAGTTGTAGTCAGTATCGATGCTTGGGATCAATGGAAAATTGATAATCCTGATTGGCAAAGAGATTGGTCTGATCCTGCTACTTGCCCATCT